TATTAAAACCAAATCAAATATTAAACATATCTTGCGAAGAAGGGCTATCACAATTAGATGATTGTAGTGTAGATATGATTTGTATTGACCCTCCTTATACCGATGGCAAAGGCAAAGATGTATTAAAAGGGCATAAAATCCAAACGAAAATTGATATTTTGGCAGTTACAAAAGAACATTTTAGAGTATTAAAACCGAACTGTTTTTATACAGTATTCGGACAAATGCCTACTATTTTAGCGTGGTATAATGCTGCAATTGAAAGTGGGTTTGTTTTTCAAGACGATATTACTTGGGTAAAAAGACATTGCACTGCTGTTTATTTGCCGATAATAAGACAAAAAGAAACTATCTTTATTTTCAAAAAAGGTGATGCGAAATATCACACTACAAAAGGTGCTTATGAAGATGTTAAATTACCTTTATTTTTAGACGGATTAACAACAATAGAAACAATTAAAACCTACAAAAAAAAAAAAAAAAGAAAGAACATAAAAGGTATTAATATTGATACTAAAATAACCAAAGATAAAAGAAAGATAAACGACTCACAGTATAAAGATTATGCTTGCACATTCAACAGAAGCCCCACCGAAGTAAACTTTACAAATGTGTGGTCTTTTATGCCGGAAAATTTAGTTTCATTTGGTAATGACGAAGATAACACCGCTCATCCAACTGTAAAACCTACAAAATTAATTCAAAGACTAATTGAACTTTGCACTCCTGATAGTCCTGACATGATTATTTTAGATAGTTTTATTGGTAGTGGCACAACCTATTTAGCCGCACAAAACACCAATAGAAAGTGCATAGGATTTGAAATTTTAAAGGAATATTACGATACTGCAAAACAAAGAACAACAGATAATCACGATTTGTTCATAATGGAATAATTGAAATTTTTATGATAGAAAATAATTTTGTGCAAACTCCAAAAATAATAACTGAAATGCTATTACAAAATGAAAAATTTGAAGGAGTTATTTTAGAGCCTTGTTGTGGTAAAGGTGCAATTTCAAAAGTATTATTAGAAAATAATTGTAAGGTTGTTTCGCAAGATAAAATTGATTATGGTTTTGGAGAAATAAAAGATTTATGGGATATAAATGAAAAGTATGATAATATCATAACAAACCCGCCTTTTTCAAGCAAAGTAAAAATGGTTAAACATTTATTACAATTTACAAATAATAAACTTGTTTTACTTTGGTATGTTAAGAATATTGGGAATGTTTTAGAAAGCAAAAATTCAAAACATTTAAAAACAATTTACATTATTAATCAAAGGATAGATTGGAAAGAAACTAAATTAGGTTGGTTATTTGCATGGTATATTTGGGATATAAACTATATCGGTGATACCACTATAAAAAGATTAAATATTTTATAATAATTGAAATTTTTATTTTATTACAATTCAACACTTTACAACGATTACTGAAATTTTATTGAAATATATTTTCCTATTTTCTGAAATAAAAAATTAGGTATTGAAATTTCTTTCAATTTTTCTGAAATTTTTATCAAAAATAATTTGGAAATATGAAATTTTTGCATTATCTTTGACGTTACATAAGAAAATATTTCATTTTTACTGAAAAAAATTTCAATTTCTTTAATCAAATGGCAAAAAAATATCAAAAAAAATCAAAAACCGACCTTAAAAAGCTACCAATCAACAAGTTAGATAGGCTTGAAATGTTGTGGGAAATTTACAAACACCACAGAGTATCATTAAGACATTCAGATGCTTGCTCACAAATCCGAGATGAGTACGGTATTTCTCTACCTACCTTACATAGATACAGTACTGAAGGCAAATGGAAAGAAAAAATAACAATGCAAACAAATGAAGTCTTACTTCGTATGCAAGCAGATGACCTTGATTCAATTCCTATTCCAAAACCCGAAGTTGTAGGGAAAGATTACAAAATCAACAAAATACCAATGGTAAATTTACCAGAGGGGTTGCTCGAAATTCCGAAGGGAGTAGAATTTGAATATGAAAACATGGCAGTTCGTAATAGTTTCATTTCCCTATTAAGGGAAAACAAAGGAAAATTACCAACTACTCAACAAGTCGCAGAATCTACAAATCTATCATTTGCAAGGGCAAAATACCATTTAGATAATATCACATTTGAGCCTACAAAAAGCCCTCTAAGAGCATTAACTCACGAGGTTGTACTTGCATTATTTCAAAAAGCAATGACCGGATATGTACCTGCAATCCAAACATGGTTAAAATTATTTGAAGGCTTTGCTGACAAAAAAGATATTAGATTAAATCTTACAAATGAATTTGAAGGAATGACCGTAGAAGATATTGATAATGAGCTTAATCGTTATGCAAATATTGATAATGCTATTCAAATATATAATTAAATGCCCGAAAATTCCGAAACATATAAAAAATTAAAATATGCAAAACTACTTGCAACAAGAATGGAACTTTACAGAAAGTTACCGCTTCTTTGGTTGCAGGAAAGATTAAAGGAAAATCCTATTGATTATCATTGGAGTTTGTACCCAGAGTATAATAACCACAAATGGGACGGTGATAAAGACCCTCTCAAAAACGCATGGAACGCTCTTGCAAACGGACAATGGGCTGCAATTTCAGCAGCAACATCAACTTCAAAAACTTATTTTTTGGCAAGAGTAGTCCTATGGTTTTTAGATGTTTACCATGATTCATTGGTAGTTACAACTGCACCAACCGAAAATCAATTAAAAAGGCACTTATGGCAAGAAGTAACAAAGATATTCCATAAATTCAAAGCAATACGCCCCAACGCTGAAATTAGTACATTAACATTGCGAGTAGATAGGTCAAGGGACGAAGGAAAGCCGATTGAAGACGGTTGGCAAGCTGTCGGTTTCGCAACAAATACCGGAGCGGACGAAACTTCATCAACCAGAGCGCAAGGTTATCACAGAGCAAATATGCTATTTATAGTAGAGGAAACCCCCGGAGTTAATAATGCAATTATGGAAGCTATTATTAACACTTCAACAGGTTCAAAGAACATGATATTGGCAGTAGGAAACCCTGATAATGCTGTTGATAGTCTCGCAAATTTCGCTTCACTATCACGTGTGAAACATTTTAGAATTTCCGCTTATGACTATCCGAACGTAGTATTGAATCAGGAACTATACAAAGGTGCTGTAACAAAGCAATCAATTGAAACTCGTAAAGATAGGTACGGAGAGCAATCACCAATGTATTTATCAAGGGTGCGGGGTATAACACCAAGCAGTTCAATAGAATCATTAATACAATTAGAATGGTTACAACAATGTATTATTAATGCTATATCAGAAGCTGAAGTAGATAATTCTTACAATGCCGTTGGGGTAGATGTGGCAAATTCAATTGACGGTGATAAAGCTGCTGCGGTGTACGGAACTGCAAATATTTGTACGGACATCTTTGAATTTCAATGCAATAATGCCTCACATTTAGCGTTTAATCTTATATACAACTCTTTTGAACTTGCGAATAAAGGATATAACGATTACGGTATAATTCCTATTAACGAAAAATATATTGACGCTCAATATATCGGAGTGGACAGCGTAGGAATAGGTGCTGCTACCGTTCAAACATTACAAAATGACGGTTACAATTGCACCCCACTATACGGTGGGCAATGGACAGAGGCAATTCCTACTACTGAAAATGGTGGTTTACTCTTTATATTCGCTTCTTTACGCTCACAAATGTATTATGAAGCCAGAGAGGATTTAAGAAACCGGAGAGTATTCATTATGCTAAATGACAAAGCAGTAGAAAGACAATTAATCAAAGAAATGGTAATACCAAAGGTGGATGCCAAAAATAAAATTACAGTAGAAGAAAAGGAAAAAATAAAAAAACGACTTGGCGGAAAATCCCCAAACGTAGCAGATGCTTTCATATATTGGAATTGGATACGTAAAGGATACCGCAGTGAAAGTAATTTAGTTATTATTCCACAATCTTTATAAAGAAAAACATGACAATTAAAGACCAGATTTTAAACTTTTTTTCAAATATTTTCGGCAAGACTTCATATATTAGTGTACCTACTACACGACAAACAGAAACCGAAGATACAAGCTATTATTTCAGAAAGTCCTCCCCTGATTATGATTATGAACTTGCAAGAGCAATAAAAGTACTTGTAACGTATAATCACGATTTTGGACAAGCATTAAATACCGTAGTAGAACTTGGTAACACAACCCAAACAGTAACATTCCCCGATATATCAAATAGTCAAGCTAATAAACTTCTTACTATTTTAAAAGAAGCCCGAAAAAATTGGTATAAAACAAATTCCGGTATAGATAGTATGAGGGGTGATATGATTGCACAATTAGTTATTTATGGAGCTTGCGCAGTTGAGACCGTCCCAAAGAAAAATCTTTCAGGAATTGAAAAAGTAATACTTATTGACCCTACCACTGTAGAGTTTGAGCAATCGGCTGATGGTCTTAATTGGTTGCCCTACCAATTTACATCAAGAGGTCGTAAAGAACTCAATACCACCACGTTCAAATATTACGCCATAAGGACATTATCGGAAAAACCTTATGGCGTACCACCCTTCCTTACTGCATTAGAATCAATGGGAATTGAAAAATCCATGATGGACAATGTTAAGAAAGTGGTTGAAAATATTGGTGTTATCGGCTTTCTTGAAATTTTAGTCAAAGCCCCACTCACACCACAAAACATTAATGGTAGAAAAGAAACCGAAATTGAAATTCAAAAACGGTTAAACAATATCATTCAACTGACTGCGGTAGAGGCACAAAAAGGAATGAAACAAGGTTTTATGGTTGGTGTGGCAGGGCAAAACGAATTTAAAATGAATAGTGCCACACGCTCAGTAACAGGTGCAGCCGAGCTTATTCAAATCAATACCGAACAAAAGGCTGCCGGATTAAAAACTTCACCCTTCATTTTGGGAAGGAATTATTCTACTACTGAAAGTCTTGGGAGTGTGATTTTAGAAATCATGGCATCTTCTATTAATACATACCAATTAGTTATAGACCAAATATTTAAAGATTGTTATGAACTTGAATTGTTACTGCAAGGCAAACCTACCGCAGTTGAAGTAGTTAGTGAAAAACCATTGATTAAAGACCGAGTTAAAGAAGAACAAGCTTACTCACTTAAATTGAATAATCTTTCTTTATTATACGAACAAGGTATAATTGACCAAACACAATTCGCACAGGAAGCCGGATATGACAAACCTGCAATAAAAGAACCTGCGGTAAGAGAAACTAAAAAACAAGAGCCTACAAAGACCGACAACGAAGAAGAACAAAGCAACAATAAAGATGTTTCTTCACTATTCAAAACACATTGCACTTGTAATAACCATGATAATCACGATATTCAAACATTCGCAAAAAATCCTTTTGACCCTTATTTAATCGGATATTCCGAAGCCACAAAAAAAAACTTTAAAAAGGCGTTAAAAGCCTCTATGGAGTTAATTTACAAGTATTTAGATGGTATAGGTGAAAATCAATTTATTGATGCTGAAAAAATGGCAATTCGTTTATTATCAATTATTTATATAAAGTGGGAAGAGAACTTCGGAATTGCGCAAATAAAAATAACAACACGTTGGATTGAAAGTAGTTACAATTATTTTCGCCGCAGTCAAGACGCTTTAAAAGGTTTAAAAGATATTCCTACTGCGGTATTTAACACTCGTGATTACCGTACAATAGCATTTTCACAAAGACATGATAATTTTTACT